AAGAAATGAACAGAGATATTAACAATAAAGGAGAGAAGAACTAGTATATGTATGGATTCGTAAAGAGTAAGCGTATAGCTTATTCGTAGTATGCATACGAATAATCATATAGATTATTCTACGTAAAGCTCAACGATAGCTTATACATAGTGCTAAAACGTGGTTATGGCAAAAAACAAGAAAAAGAAACCGACAAGCAAAGAATTGGTTCAAGCAATGAATGGCGTGTTCCATGAAATGGAACGTATTCATATGGAAATTAATAATATAAAAAGAATCCAAGACTTATATGTGAAGTTTAACGAAGACTCAGAAAAATTTTTAGAATTTATAAAGGTAGAGTTGAAACCTAAAAAAGTAGAAGATGATAAAGATACAGAGAAAACTGAAGATAAATAAGTATATACCTGTGGAATACCCTGTTTACGCACAAGATGAAGCAGATAAGCTAGGATTAAATTATTTGCATTGGAAGGATTGTGCAGTAGGAGACTGGGGAATAAGCGATGATGGCTATGTTTCTACTTGTATTAATAAGAAAGAATACAAAACAGGGACAGAAATAACCTTTGCTTATGGCAAACAATGGCTAACAATAAGTAGTAAGTTAGAATTTTTAAAACATCATGCTTCTGGAAACTACATAGGAGTCAGTACTAAGTCACATATGGAGAAAGAGCTTAAAACTCGTAGGTCACAGAATGTGGTAAGTGCCTATTTAACCTACGTAATGGCAGGAAAATCGCCTGATTGGGATAAATTAGGGCAGATATATAGGCCTGACCAAGAAAAACCCGCTATAACCGTTAAAAGATTACTGAAAACTAAAGGAATGAAAGATATGATTGAAGAAAAAATGAAAGAAATACTTACAGATAAAGGAATTGACGAAGGATTTGTCTTAGATGTTATAAAAGATGCTATAGAAGTAGCAAAAGTCAAAGAAGATAGCGGAAATATGATAAGAGCTGCTAAAGAGCTAGGCGATCTTTTAGATATGAAACCAAAAACTAAGACACAAACCGATACATTGGAGCTAGATATCTCTCATAAGATTGGAAAACAGTTTGAAACAGAAAAAAAGAAATTAAAAGCAACAAAAGTACAACCCCTACAGGAAAATGGAAAAAATAGTCAAAATATCAGCGCAGAGTAAGGAAAAACTAGCATTATTTGTAGCAACATTAAAAGAAGTAGCTAAAGATATGCAAGTTAAGGTAAAACCTGTGCCTAAGGACAAGTAATGGACCAAAAACAGGAAATTATGCTTAAAATGCAACAAGATATGTTGCTATTTGGCCGAATGATTATGCCTAGGATGTTTACAGAGGAGTCTCCAAAGTTCCATTACGATATAACTAAAGAGATATTGGGAGATAACGGTAATCAATTAAATATTATAGCACCACGTGGACACGCTAAGTCTTCTATTGTTGCTGGTGTTTACCCTTTGTTTCATTTAATGTTCACTCCTGGTGTTAAAGTAATTGTTCTTGTATCACGAACGCAGCAACACGCTGTTAAGCTATTAGGTACTATTAAAGATGTATTTGAATACTCGGAAGAATTTAGATATTTTTTTGGATATTGGGGTCAGCACTCAGCACGTAAGTGGACTAACACAGAAATTGAACTAAAAGATGGGTCTGTTATTATCTGTAAAGGTACAGGGCAGCAGATTCGAGGAATCAAACATGGAAATCAACGACCGACTCTACTTATTCTGGATGACCCAGAAGACGAAAATAACACTAAAACTGCTGAAGCTATGGAGTTTAATCTTCGTTGGCTATTGCAATCTGGTGTTCCATCCCTTGACCCCCTTCGTGGGAAGATATGTGTTATCGGTACTCCTCAACACCAACGATGTCTTGTTGAGACGTTAAAAGATATGGTAGGTTGGAATACCTTAGAGTTTAGACCTAACTTAGAAAAAAATATATCTTTATGGCCACAAGTTTGGCCGATAGAGAAGTTAGTTCAAAAAAAGAAAGAGTTAGATAGTATTAATAGGTTATCGGTATTTTACAGAGAATACCTTTGTCAGATTGTTGGTGATGAAGATAACTTGTTTAGACCTGATGACTTTAGATATTACGAAGGCTCGATTGAGACCGACCCAGCAGGGTTGTCAACTCTTATCCTGACGAACCTTAATGGTGAGGCAGTAGATGAGAGGAGACCTGTAAATATTTTTACAGGAGTCGACCCTGCCAGCAGTACGAAAAAAACTGCCGATTTTTCTGTAATATTTAATATTGCTTTAGATGAACATAACAATAGATTTGTATTACCTTACTATAGAAAAAGAGCTACGCCTTTAGCTTTAGCCGATGCTATAATAACGAACTTTAAGTTATATAGAAGTACCAAGACTAGGATTGAGTCAGTCGGTTATCAAGAAATGTTACGTCAGTATATCAAAGAACAATCAGAACGTCTGGGATTGTTTATCCCTGGACTTGAAGTAAAAGAAAACCCTAGAACATCAAAATCTTACAGACTAGAAAGTCTGCAGCCTCTTTTTGCTAATCATAAAATTTTTATGACAAAACAGCAACTTGAGCTTGAAGACGAACTTATGCTGTATCCCAGAGCAAGAAATGACGATTTACTCGATGGATTGTTTTATGCTAATAAAAATGCATACATACCGTCACATTCTGTGTCTAATTCTAATGACAAAGAAAAAGATAATCGTAATTTTTATCGCAAAATGGTAGACTGGAGATTAATGTAAATAATCCTTGACTATTTCCTTGAAATTGTTATAAAATAATAAACTGTGGAGAGTAAAAAAATTAACCTTAATAAATATAATATGTCAACTGACAAATTTACTGATTTATTGGATAATTTAAACACTAAAGTACCTAAGGGGTACATAACAATAGAAGGAAATAATGCCAAGAGAGAAACGACAAGCAGCCTCAAGGACACAAAGTAAACAAGATTTAGAGTTTATATTTGATTATGAGTCTGGAGAAATTGTACAACATGAAATTCATGAAGATGTACAAGAAACTAAAGAGCTTTTTTTACATTATGACACTTCTAGAGAACCATGGGCACAAAAATTTCAAGAATCAGTACATTTTAGAGCTGGTGCACAATGGACAAAAGAACAACAAGAATTATTAGAGAGTAGAGGTCAAGCACCTATAGTTGTTAATAGGATACACCCTATTGTTGAAACAGCTAAATCATTACTAACATACAATTCTCCACAATTCAGGTCAACTGGCCGTGAAGATTCGGACAGACAAACTGCACAAGTGTTTTCAGATTTATTTCAATGGATGTGGCAAGAGTCTAATGGAGACAACGAACTAAAACAAATTATAGATGATTACTATGTTGGCGGTATGGGTGTATTGCAAGCATATCAAGACCCTGATAAAGACAATGGTAAAGGTGAAGTTTGCATAAAACAATTAAATCCTTTAGATGTTTACATAGACCCAAACGCTAAAGACATTTACGCAAGAGATGCAGCACATATTATTGTTGCTAATTATATGACTGACGAATATGCTGAATCAGTATATCCAGAATATGTTGATATAATTAAGAGTTCAGCTGAAGACCCAGATTACTACGATAATAAACCTACTACAAACTTAGCAGCTATGGAAGGTCAAACTTTTGATGGAGACCAAGAAGATAGAGCACATACAAAAAGAAGATATTTAGAACGCTACACTAAAGAAATACACACATATTATAATATTTTTGAACCCTTTTCTAATAGAGAATATGTTTACAGTAAAGAAGATACAGATATATATCGTCAAAAAATGTACGTTCGTGTTAGAAAAATTACAGGAGAAGAAAATATTATATTTGACCATGAAGCAGTCATGGATATTTTTGAATTAATTGAAGAGTCGGGACCAGTCTGGCATTACAGAATGCCTGAAGATCAATTTGATGAAATGGGTGAGTTAATTCCACAGATGCCTATACAAGTACCAGGAGAAGAAGATGAAAACTCTATACCTGGTTCTACTATAATATTTATACCTACTACGGTAGAAGAATTGATAGGAATAGGCGATATTACAGCAAACGCAGTTGAAGTACCAAGAATTAAAGTTGTAGTAAGTGTTGGAGATAAACTTTTGTATCACAGAATTTTACCAGTAGAAGACTATCCTATTGTACCTATAATGAATATACACTTACGAACTCCATATCCAGAATCGGATGTAAGGCTTTATAGACCTTTGCAAGAATATATTAACAAAATACGTTCTTTAATTATTGCACACGCAAGTACAAGTACAAATGTAAAATTACTTATCCCTAGAGGTAGTGTCGATAAAAGACAGGTTGAAGAAGAGTGGGGAAGAGCAGGAACAAGCGTTATTGAATTTGACGCTGAGCTAGGTGCACCAATTGTAGCAGGGCCAGTGCCTCTTCCCAATGAACTATATAAAAATGAAGCTGATGCTAAATATGACTTAGAATACGGCTTTGGTATTTATGAACTTATGCAAGGTGGAGCTCAAAATGCACCTACAACTTATAGAGGAACTATAGTAGTTGATGAATTTGGACAAAGAAGGATAAAATCTCGTAGAGATGATATTGAGGGAGCATTAAATCAATTAGCAAAAGTATGTATACCGTTAATGCAACAATTATATACTGAAGAAAAAGTTATAAGACTTGTTCAACCTAATGGAGAAGAAACAGAAGAAAGATTTAATTTTTATAAACAAATGGAAACTGGTGAAGTATTAAAGTATCATGATGTAGGTGTGGGAAAGTATGACATTGTTGTTGTATCTGGTTCTACATTACCTACAAATAGAATGGCACTATTAAATACTTACATGGAAATGTTTAAAATGGGTTTAATAGACCAAACAGAAGTATTAAAGAAATCAGAGCTTGTAGATGTAGAAGGTGTATTAGAACGTTCAGGTCAAATGCAACAAATGGCAGCTATGATAGAAGAATTACAAGCAGAATTAAAGAAAGTTAAAGGCGACTTACAAACTGCAGACAGAGAAACTGTACATGCTAAGAAACGTCTAGAAGTAGAAAAATTCAGTTCAGGGTTAGATAAGATATCTAATAGGGCTGATGCGGCAACCAGCTTATATCAAGCTAGGTTAAATGATGAAAAAAAGAATCTAATGAACTCAGAAGAAATCAAAGAATCAAAAAATATCTTTGACGCTTCGGATGAGAGTTAGAAAGGAGAATAAATGGAAAATCAAGTAAACGACACAGTAGTAGATGAGCAGGGAATGGATTCGATTGTAGACCCAACCCCTAATCAAGAAGACATTTTTGACGAAGTGTTTAATATGAAATCTGACGATACATTCAATGCAAGTATGGATACTCAGGTAACAAACGAACCCACAGTTACAGATGAACCTTTAAGTACTCAATCTATTCCTGATGCAAAGAGTGACCCTAATCAATTTGAATATTGGCAGTCACAGGCAGATAAACGAAATCAAGAAATAGGCGCTATGAAGCAAGAATTGGAAACAATGAAAGCACAAATGTCTAAAAAAGAAGAAGTTGTGGAAACTGTTCCAGAAACAGTTAAACCAGTAAAGCCTGCAAAACCAACTGATTATAATCACTCAGAGGCTCTGGCCGACCCAGAAAGTCCTTCTGCGCAATACTTAGAGCAGAACCAGTCTTATCTGGAATCAATGAACGACTATATCTTAGAAAGAGATGCAAAGAGAGATGCTGAAATTGCTACTGCTAGACAACAGCAGAAAGCTTTAGAACAGCAACAAAGTACCATTAATGATTTACAGGCAAAGTATGGATACACTCCTGAAATGGCTAATAATTTTATGGAAACTATGAGCTCTCCGCAATCCTTATCTTTGGAGAATTTAGTAAAGTTACATCAGCTGAATATCGGTGCTAATGCACAACAGGCAAAACAAGTAAGTCCACAAGCTCAGCAAAGACAAGCTCAATTACAACAAAGACAAGATAAGTTAGGTATTCCTAAGCCAATAGGTGTACAGCCAGGAGTTAGTGTACAATCGCCAAAAGTAAGTAATGAAGACGAACTGATGAATGCTATGATAGGTGACCATAAGAAAGTCAACCCATGGTAATTCATTATAAACACTCATAAAGGAGTAAAAAATGGCGGATTTAACAAGCCTTACTGGTGTATATTCACCAGCACCAGGTGACGCACAAGGCGGATTAGCATCTGTATCCATTAATGATTCAAGAAGAATCTTTAATTTTGGAGAAAGAGTAGCTGACCTTGCACCTGAACAATCACCGTTTTTCGCATACCTATCTAAAGTAGCTAAAAAGC